AACGACGCTCTTCGATGGGGAGATCGCTGCCGTATTGAAGCATTTCACGATTCCACGATTATCCTTAGGATACGTGGCTCCGTGGGTTAATGTTTCAAGTGGGCCTAATCACCCCTGGTCCCTCTGGGGTTCTGCGAAAGACATCCTGGCATTCAGTTTGAATTTTCCAATGTTATTGGTTTTCATACTGTACGCCTGGTCGAGTCGACAGCGAGCACTGGCCATTTGGCTAGCACTCGTATCTCATCTTCTGATGCCGGTCGCACTCTTCCTTTGGTATCGAGGAACGCGTCTACCGCTAGGGCGACTAGTCGTCCTGGCGAAGGATGGAGGAGGAAAACGTCGAATTGTCGGGGTGGTTGACTATTGGTCCCAATGGGTCCTTCGTAGTCTTCACCTCTACTTATTCGATGTTCTCCGCCGTATCCCTCAGGATGGGACGTTTGACCAGATGGCTCCAATTAAGAGCCTTCTGGACTACTCCCGCCTAGGGTACCCCTCATATAGTTTCGATCTGTCGAATGCAACAGATCGCCTACCGGTTGCTCTCCAGGAACAGATCCTTCGGATTTTAACTGGTCAGCGGGTCTTGGCATGGTCTTGGAGACTTTTAATGGTCTTCCGAACCTATACCAACCCTGCCGTCGGTCGTATTCGTTACGCCGTCGGTCAACCAATAGGTGCACTCTCTTCCTGGGCCATGTTGGCGTTCACCCACCACATTATTGTGCAGGTGGCCGCTTACCGCTCAGGGTGGAAAGGATGGTTTCCGTTGTATGCCCTTCTGGGAGATGACATCGTCATTCTCACAAAAGGTGTGGCCGACGAGTACTTGTCCATTATGCGATATCTTGGGGTCCCGATTAATCTGGGGAAATCTATTTCCTCTGATAAGGGGCTCCTCGAATTCGCAAAGCGGGTAGTTTCTCCACATGTTGGAGACCTATCTGGGATTTCCGGATGTGAGTTGTTGAGATTCACTCGGAGTTCTGGGCAAGCCATCAATCTGTTTTCACATTTGATAGATTTAGGCTTTATCGTTTTTCCCAGCCAGGGGTTGGAGATGGTGAAACGGTTCGGGTCCGACTTGCGTCGGTTTCCCGGATCGCTTCTCCTTGCGAGCGCCTATATGCGCAGCCGTTTATCAGGAGTATGTCGTCTTCCGTCCAGCGCTTGGCCAGATGAATGGTTTCGTTTACTCCATGGACCGGAAGTGTTACGGTCTGCCGTTCGCACGGTAGACCTCGCCTGGATGGAAAAAGTATTCCACCGGGCGGCTCTAACCTTCCGCGGCCGCGCCCTTTGCGCACTGAAAAGCTTTACCATTTCGTGGTATCGCTATCCGGTGTTTAAAGGGGTGCTCAGCGGGATTCTCTCGATCCCGCTTCTGCTTATCTCTCCAGGACCATACGCCCAGTTCTATGCCTTGTGTGTTGCGGTGGTAGAC